CCATTGGCAATAGTGCGGTTGTAACAATGTTTAAGCAATGCTGAAAACTGTGGTTTTTGTTTTGCTTCATTGACTAAATCAGCGATAAAATCTTTTGTTGATTTAGGTAAATTAACATAAACACTTTTGATTTCTATTGTAGCTCCGTAACTAATCATTTTTTACTCCTTGCATGTGTTGGGGTTGTAAGTTAGTTCCTAGATGTAAGATGTTCCGTACCTTTCTTTATAGTCCCCCTCTACTACAAAATTAGAGGCTATCGCTATACCTTTCATAAACAAGTTGGCATCTGTATGTTATTTTTCTCGCAATAGAATTGCCCCTCGTCGAATTAAATCCTGTATTTGTTTAGAGGTAATACCTGTTGCATCGATAAAGATAGCGTTTTCAACATCAGCCCCACTCAGGTCAGCCTCTCTCAGATCAGCCTCCCACAGGTTAGCCCCACTCAAGTTAGCCTCAATCAGGTTAGCCTCAATCAGGTCAGCCTCCCACAGGTTAGCACTATTCAGCTTAGCCCCACTTAGAGTAGCCCTACTCAGATTAGCCCCTCTCAGGTCAGCCCCACTTAGAATAGCCCCATTCAGATCAGCCCTACTCAAATTAGCATCACTCAGGATAGCCCAACTCAGGTCAGCCCCACTTAGAATAGCCCCTTTCAGGTCAGCTCCACTTAGGATCGCCTCACTCAGGTCAGCCCCACTTAAATCAACTTGTTGTAAAGTTGTCTTATCAATTGTTCCTTCTCGAATTGCCTTAATTAATTCGGCTTTTTCAATAACTTTTGCATTTGTAGTGAACTCTACTTTTGCGACGACAATTTCGGATATATCGTCTGATTTAACATTGAGAAAGGCTTGCAATTCCCCCGATTGATGTAAATCTGCCAGGCGCTGGAGTCCATCTTCTGAACCTTCTAAAAATAGCCGAATAGTGCCTTTAGGTTTCATAGTAGGCTTAATATACGGTTGCTCGAAAAGTTGCGGTTTAATGCTCATTTATTTACTCCTATGGTTATTTATTATTACTGATAACTAATAACTGATAAGAACTGGTAGTCTGTGGCTCCCCATATAATGCTGGATATCTGCAATGTTTTAGTTAGGTATATTAGGATTGTAAGTTAGTCCCCAGATATGTGACGTTCCGTACCTTTCTTTATAGTCTCCCTCTACTACAAAATTAGAGGCTACTGCTATAGAAAGCATAAACAAGTTAGCATCTTTTTTCAATTGTTTAGGGGTAGAAACGCCTGTTAAAAATGTGACAACAAATAACCAAGCTTTAAAAGCTACAAACAAAATCCAATCTTTTTTGACATCATTAGCATCATTGACATCATTGTATTTTAATTGTACGAATGTATCCATTACACTGTCTTTAATTGAGGCTTCATAGAATTGTTCTAAGTATTTTGACTTAGGATTCTGTTTTGCTTCTAATACTAAAGCATCAACGTATTGTTTAGCCTCGGTAGGTAAGCTATCATATTGTTTCCGAACTTGCATTGCGCGCTGAATGTCCATTGGTTTAATCCTGTTTTACTTTATGTAGTCCCAGTTTTATTAATTGTATTGTTATTATTTCCTCATACCAGCCTTTTTCTACTAGAAAGATTGACGCTAGTGTCAGAGATTGTCTAAAAATATGTGGATATTTTCTGAGAGAAGGGGGAACAGTAACTCCTGTACACACAGGCATAATAATAGTTGTAAAACACCAAAGTATAAACTGGTTAAGAAAGGAAAGATTACACTTGTCACTAGATAAATACGGATAGATGTGCCCTTGCTGTATATCTCCTTTCCACCACCAGATTAGTATATTATTAGTTACTTGGTTAGTTTGAGATGCTTTTAACAAATCATTGATCCAATCTCGTGACTCAAGGGATAGCTCAAGATACTTATTTTTAATCATGAGCTTGAATAGTCGATCTTTGAATTGAGGATTAATGTTAATGTTCATTGGTTTACTCCTGTTTTAGGTTATTTTTGTTTGTTTTACTTTATGTAGTCCCAGTTTTACTCTTTAGTTGTATTGTTGATTATTTCCTCATACCAGCCTTTTTCTACTAGAAAAATTGACGCTAGTGTTAAAGCTTTTCTGAAAAGATCAAAGTCTTTTCTAAGAGGAGAAGGAATAGTAACTCCTGTACATATAGGCATAAGAACAGTTATAACCCAAAATTTAAACTGATTAAGAAAAGAAAGATTCCATTTATCATCGGATAAGTACGCGATGTTTCCTTTTTGTATATCCCCTTTCCACCACCAGATTAATATCTCATTAGTTACTTGGCTGGTTTCAGATGCTTTCAATAAATTATCGATCCAATCTTGTGTCTCAAGAGATAATTCGAGATATTTATCTCGAACTATAATTTTGTACAGTCGCTCTTCATAATTCTGGCTAAGGTTCATTGGTTTACTCCCTAATTGTGTTGGTTTTTGCTGATAACTGATAACCAAAATTAAACTATTAGCATTTATCAACTGTCCTTTTTATTATCTCATCTGCTTGATCCATCATTATTAATGCAAAAGGTCAAAAGCATCTTGGTTACCTTGTCTTAATGCCATTAACTCTTCTGGGTTATATTTCATGAAAAGACGTAAATTAGTAGCCACGATAGATAAAGCTTTAACTTGTCACTCTAAACTCCAATCTTTCATTAATTCTTCCTGATGTGTCATTAATCTACTCCTAATAGTTTTTATTAGCTATTGATAAATTACTTTCATCGTCCAGGAAAACGCTAGGATGTACGCTAGGAAAAGAAAAAAAAGTTAACCACGGACACTGATAAAGGAAACGCTGACCACGAAACCACGGAAAACGCCTCCAATATTTTATTGGCCTTGCTATTAATCGATATTGTTGCCCTAAAAAGATAAAATCCGTGATGTCATTTTTTGGGGATTGAAGCATCTTGGTTATTTTGAAAACTGGGAACATAGACATTAATTTACTCCTGTGGTTATTTATTTTTTCGAGTATTGATAAAATCTTCAAGAGCTTCAATAAACCCAAGAAAAAAGCCCATTGTATAAAACATAATACAAGTAACAGTTAGCATAAGTATTGTGAATATTACAATACTTACAATAGATAAAATGACAGTAGAAATAATATTCATGGTTGTTAATTAGCGCAACTAGGTTTGGTTGAAAATACTAACTGATAACTGGTAACTAATTACCTACCAAATAAAAAAGATGCAATGCCAAGTAAATATACCCATTCTTCTTCAAGCATTAATTCTGTTTTAAAAGGATCGGCCATATCAAATAAACAAAAGTCAACTTCATCTATACGATCACCGTTGTAATATAGCTCAATATTAGTATTTGGAAATACTGTCATGTATGCAAATTTAAACGTGGCATTTTGGCGATTTTCGCACGTTAATGTAGCTGAATGATTTGGATTCTCCCAAGGAATACGATCTCTAAAGTTTTGATAAGTTACTTTTAATTTCCAGTCGATAATTGAGGGAAAGTCTTCCTTAAAATGATTTTCCTTCACCCATTTAGCGATTTCATCTATTATCCATCCTTGATCCTTTTGGATAAAATAATGAATACCCTCTGAATATCGAAACGGATAAATTAACTTTGTTTCGTACCAGTCCAGCTTAAATTCTTGCGGTTCCGAGTTAATCTTAGGAAATTGTCCTATGTCTATCATTGTCATTGCTTTACTCCTGAATAATTTATTTTATTGGTAAATGATAGATGCTAAATTTAAACCAATAGTTGAAGCGTAATTATACAAGCAATTTAAAAACCTTTCTTTTTGAAGATTATCTAAATAATTTAGATAATCTATCATGTCAGAAAGCTTTAAGTCTCTGCAAGTATTGTAAGGTATTACAGGTAGGTTATATTCTCCCATTTCACTCCATTCAATATGAATACACATGACACCTAACTCCTAATAGTTTTTACTAATTGCTGATAACTGATTGATTAATCACAGACTACCCGAAAGCCAAGAGTGTTGAGGCTGTCGCGGCCGTTGACGTTGCCGCGACTTGCGGATTGGCAGTAAGTAGGATAGTTGCCCCAAGAACCGCCCCGCATAAAACCTTCTTCACACCATTCCCAGACATTACCGTGCATATCGTACAGTCCCCAAGTATTAGGCCTTTTTTGCCCTACAGGATGGGTTGTTCCCTGAGAATTGTCGAAATACCAAGCGTAATCTTCTAACTGATGATAAATATTGCCGAAATACCAACCAGTAGTTGTGTTTGCCCGACAAGCATACTCCCACTCTGATTCCGTCGGTAAGCGGTAATTCTTACCAGTTACTTGACTTAGTTCTTGACAAAAAACTATAGCGTCGTTATAGCTAACTTGTTCTACTGGATTCTGAGGATTACCTTGAAAATAAGATGGATTGTTCCCCATTACCGCTTGATACTGTTCCTGAGTCACTGGATATTTACCAATCGCAAAACTATTAATTTTTTGATCTTGACTTGCTGGCATTTCTACCATTTCAATTTTAATTGTCATTTTACTCCTAAGTATTTTGTTTTTGACGGATGATAACTAACTACTGATAACTAAAATTTAAACCAGTCAACTGTTGTTTTAGGTTATGCTAATTTTCTTAATTCGGTCATTTTTAGGAAACTTAGTCGATAATGAGCTATATCCTGCAACATATTTTTACTCTTGTTGATTTGTCGATAATAACTGATAACTGATAACTGATAACTGATAACTGATAACTGATAAATAACTGATTAGTAACTAATTGTCACAGACTACCCGAAAACCGAGAGTGTTGAGGCTGTCGCCGTGGCCGAAGTCATCGCTAATCACGGAACGGCAGAAATAAGGAATGTCGCCCCAGGAACCGCCCCGCAGACACTTATCAATACACCATTCCCAAACGTTACCGTGCATATCGTACAATCCCCAGGCATTGGATAGCTTTAATCCTACGGGATGAGTTGTACCCTCAGAATTTCCGCAATACCAAGCGTAATCTTCTAACTGATTGACATCATCACCGAAATAATACTTAGTAGTAGTTCCTGCACGACAGGCATATTCCCATTCCGCTTCCGTCGGTAGGCGATAGGTTTTTCCTGTTATTTGACTTAATTTTTGACAAAAAACTTGAGCATCATCATAACTAACACTTTCCACTGGATTCTGAGGATTGCCTTGAAAATGGGAAGGATTAGTTCCTATTACCGCTTCATATTGTGCCTGAGTTATTGTATATTTACCAATTTTAAAACTACTAATTCCTTGATCTTGACTTGCTGGTATTTCTACCATTTCAATTTTAATTGTCATTTTACTCCTAAGTATTTTGTTTTTGACGGATGATAACTAACTACTGATAACTAAAATTTAAACCAGTCAACTGTTGTTTTAGGTTTAATTCGGTCATTTTCAAAAAACTTAGTCGATAATGAGCTATATCCTGCAACATATTTTTTACTCCTGTTAAGTTGTTGATAGCAACTAATAACTGATAACTGATAATTAATTGATTAGTTGCTAATTGTCACAGACTACCCGAAAACCATTAGTGCAGTATTTGAAGTCACCGAAAGAGTTTATGCAAAACGTAGAGTCGCAACATCCATCATGGGATAGATAGGAGCCACCCCGTAGTATTTCACTTTGACACCATTCGTAAACATTGCCACTCATATCGTATAATCCCCAAGCATTAGGTAATTTTTGTCCTACAGGATGAGTTGTGTCTTCAGAATTTCCACCATACCAAGCGTAATCTCCTGATTGGCGATAATTATTACCAAAATACCAGCGAGTAGTAGTCCCCGCGCGGCAAGCATATTCCCACTCTGATTCTGTGGGTAAGCGGTAATTCTTACCAGTCACTTGACTTAGTTCTTGACAAAAAGCTATGGCATTGTTATAACTAACACTTTCCACTGGATTCTGAGGATTGCCTTGAAAGTGGGAAGGATTAGTTCCTATTACCGCTTCATATTGTGCCTGAGTCACTGGATATTTTCCTATTGCAAAAGTTGCGTCAGGAACTTTTACCATTTCAATCTGAATTGCGAGTTTAGGGTCCAAACCCGCAAGTTTAGCTAATTCAACCAGATCATCTGTATCTGCATCAGCAAGACGCAGATGCAGTTCTTCAACTTCTCGAATAAAATCTGTATCACTCATTTTTGCTTCTAAATAATTGTTAGTTGACAACTAATAGCTGATAGCCAAGCGAACGCAGAGTTAAGAACTGTAATCATCTATGTGATCCAGAGACGTTTGAAAACCAGACCAGTATATAGCGGTCAGAAGCTTTCCTTTTTCCTCTTTAGTCTGTAGATTCTCTAGGTATTCTATTACTTCAAATAAAATCATGTCTTTATACGGTTCAGGCAACTGTGCTTCCCACATCTCCTCAGCTAATAGTATTGGTCTAATAGTTTCTGCCACTCGAAAACCGATACTGTCGTAGCGGCTGCCGCGGCGTATGTAGTCGATGCGAAACGAACGGAAGTTAAGAGGATCGGTGCAGTAGGAACCGCCTCGTATTACAACCTGCTGGCACCATTCCCAGACGTTGCCGCGCATATCATAAAGTCCCCAAGCATTGGGCTTCTTCTGTCCTACAGGATGAGTTGTCTGCTGAGAATTTCCTTTATACCAAGCATAATCTCCATAATAGTCGCTAGTTGTCCCCGCACGATAGGCATATTCCCATTCAGCCTCCGTTGGTAAGCGATATTGTTTCCCTGTTGCTTTACTTAATTTCTGGCAAAAAGTTTCAGCATCATCATAGCTGACATTTTCTACTGGATTTTGAGGATTACCTTGAAAATAAGATGGATTAACTCCCATTACCGCCTGATATTGTACCTGAGTCACTGGATATTTGCCAATCCTAAAACTTTTAATTTCTTGACTCGCTGGTATCTCTACCATTTTAATTGCCATTTCTTACTCCTAAGTGCTTTATTTTAACAACTGATAGCTAACTTTTTGGGAGGGGCCCTACCCTAATCATCTTAATCATCCAGACACGCTTGAAACCCTGACCAGTATATAGCAGTTATAAACTTCTCTTTTTCCTCTTTAGTCTGCATAGTCTCTAGATATTCTACTACTTCAGATAAAATCATATCTTTATACGGTTCAGGTAACTGCGCTTCCCACATCTCTTCAGCTAATAGTGTTGGTCTAATAGTTTGTACTACCCGAAAACCGCCATTGTTGAAGCGGAGCCCGCTGGGAGGGCTGCTGTCGCGATTCGCGGAACGGCATAAATAAGGAAGGTCGTTCCAGGAACCGCCCCGCAGACAACCATCTTCACACCATTCCCAGACGTTGCCAATCATGTCATAGAGTCCCCAAGCATTAGGTAATTTTTGCCCTACAGGATGGGTTATCAGCCAAGCATTAGGTGATTTTGCTGCGCCTACAGGATAGGTTATCAGCCCAGAGTTGTCTTCGTACCAGGCGTAATCTCCTAATTGATTAGCATCATCTCCGAAATAATAGTCAGTAGTAGTCCCAGCACGACAGGCATATTCCCATTCCTCTTGTGTAGGGAGACGATACTTATGGCTAGTCACTCCATTTAATTTTATGCAAAAGGCTTGAGCGTCTTCCCAACTAACCATTTCTACTGGATTTTGCGGATTACCTTGAAAATAAGATGGATTAACTCCCATTACCGCCTGATATTGCTCCTGAGTCACTGGATATTTACCAATCTCAAAACTACCGATTTTTTGATCCTGACTTGATGGTACCTCTACCATTTCAATTTTAATCATCATTTTTACTCCTAGCTTTGTTTTTACTGATAACTAATAACCAACTGACGCTAAAAGATAATCAAAGCAACTTAAATCCTTTTTTTGTGCCTTTGTCCGATCCAAATTCTCGCACAGCACCTTTTAGGGATTCTCTTACAGAAGCCCTTGACATTCTAGACTTTTTCCCTAGTTCCCAATTGACTACACTTGCATTTCCACAAGCGTCAACACTTTCAAGACTCTCAAACCAACCGTCGTTTGTGTGAGCGTAAGATACCATTACAGCACCATTAGGAAACAGGGTGCCACTAAATTGATATTCAGTATCGTCAAAGTCTTTAGCGAGAAAAGTGACTTGTTGAATGATCATTATTTTTACTGCTGATAACTAATAATTGACTAATTGTCACAGACTACCCGAAAACCGAGATTGTTGTTTTGGTAGTCGCGGCGATAGTTGTCGTAATGGCAGTAAGCGGAACGGCAGAGATCAGGATCGCTGTACCAAGAACCCCCCCGATTCACGCCGTCTTCGCACCACTCCCAAACATTGCCGCTCATGTCATAAAGTCCCCAAGCATTGGGTTTTTTCTGTCCCACAGAATGAGTTGTCCCCTGAGAATTTGCGTAATACCAAGCGTAATCTTCTAATTGATTAGCATCATCACCGAAATAAAAGCGAGTAGTAGTCCCTGCACGACAAGCATACTCCCATTCCGCTTCTGTGGGGAGGCGATAGGTTTTCCCGGTTATTTGACTCAATTTTTGGCAAAAGGCTTGAGCATCATTCCAACTAACCTTTTCTACCGGATTTTGGGGATTGTTTTGAAACCGAGAGGGATTGTTTCCCATTACTGCTTCATATTGCGCCTGAGTAATTGGATATTTCCCAATCGCAAAACTACTAATTCCTTGATCCTGACTTGATGGTATCTCTACCATTTCAATTTTAATCATTATTTTTACTCCTAAGATATAACTGATAAATAATTGATTAGTAACTAATTATCACAAACTACCCGAAAACCGTAAGCGTTGAAGTTGTCGTTGCGGCGGACGTTAAAGAAGTCGCGAATCGCGGTACGGCAGTTATTAGGAAAGTCGGCCCAGGAACCGCCCCGCAGCACAACTTCTTGGCACCACTCCTCAATATTGCCGTGCATATCATAGAGTCCCCAAGCATTAGGTAATTTTTGCCCTACAGGATGGGTTGTTTCCTGAGAATTTCCCCAATACCAAGCGTAATCTCCTAATTGATTAGCATCATTACCAAAATAATAGACAGTATCAGTTCCCGCACGGCAAGCATACTCCCATTCCGCTTCTGTCGGTAAGCGATAAGTTTTGCCGGTCATTTCACTCAATTTCTGACAAAAAACTTGGGCATTGTTCCAACTTACACTTTCCACTGGATTTTGAGGATTGTCTTGAAACCAAGAGGGATTGGTTCCCATTACTGCTTCATATTGTTCCTGAGTCACTGGATATTTACCAATCGCAAAACTACTGATTTTTTGATCCTGACTTGGTGGTACCTCTACCATTTCAATTTTAATTGTCATTTCTTACTCCTAGTTTTGTTTTTGATGGATGATAACTGATAACTGGAAACTGGCATCTAACTAATTTCTATACTGTCAGCAAAGCCATAAATATCCATAAAATGCTCTTTCCATTCCTCTGATTCATTTTTTAGTCGCTTATTTTCCTGTTGCAGTAGCCAAACCGAGGATTCTAAATCGTGAACTTTTTGTTTTAAGTTGCCAATCCATGCTTCGTTGTATTCTTTGCTCTGCTCTAATTCTTGATTTTTTTCTCCAGAATTTCATTTTTTGTTTCTAGTTCCTCAACTAATTTGCTTAAGGTAGAAGCTTTGGTATGTATAGTTTGTGAGTGGCGTATTAAACTAACAGTCCAATCATGCAGTCCAGAAGATTCATCTATAGGTACAGGTTCAGGTTTACTCAGCAGCATATCGACACTGTCAGAGAGCGATAATTCATCATCGGTTTTTAATTTATTGTCAGATTCCTGATTTTCTGGCGTGTACTTGCAATAATCTAAATAGTCCCACAGGTCATAAGGAAAAAGAAACTCCCGAACTTCTTCACTAAAATCTTCTAGAGCGTCAAAAAGCTTTTGAGTATCATAACCTGCTAAGTAAACACCTTGTTTTTTGACAGTGAGGTAATCACCGTTATCAGTCACTGATAATATCACGTGGCCTCCCTCAAAATATCTTTGGTTAATTTCATTGAGATTGTTTTCGATACGCTTGATAAGCGTCGTTCTTTCGTAAAAATTAATAGAAGTCATGTCTTGTTACCTCTTGTGTGTTTGTTTACTTGATCCTGTCTTACGATATTCTCCCAGAAATATCAACTATTTGAGAGAATTATTTCTGTTAATCCCTTGCTTTTTGATTATCTCAGGATGCTTATCACAGATTAAAGCTATTCTTGTCAGCGGTACGTCTGATAGAGAGTGATCTTGTAACTTAACAATATTTAAGACAGAAGATTTTAAAACTTCAAAATCTTCTGATCTAAGAAACATAATTAAGATTATAAAGTTGCAAATCACTCTTGAGGTAAAAAGAAAAATCCTTTAATTGATGGAAGACAATTAAAATTAACAGGCAAAAAAACAACTTTTATACCATCGCAATACCAGCCATCATCATGTAAAAAAGTAAATCTTTTATCAAGATTAGCACCTTTGGTATAAATACACTTACTTTTGATGTACTCAAGTACATCTTGCGCTTTTTCTATGCAGTCATCAAAAGCTTTTTCTATTTGATGTGGTTGATATGGTCCGATAATAATTTCTTGACTATCGACCCGGCAACATTCAGCGTAAAACTCCCCTAAGATACCGCTAAGACTAGGATGCAAGTAGATCGTTTCTTCATTTCTAGTAGCCGTAGCAGGAACGACAGCGACAACAGAATCCGTCCAGACATCTTTTAAAGAACACCAAGAATCAAACTTAATATTATCTGTATCGACAAAACCTTGTTTGCTTAATGCCCATTTTATAGTTTTTTCACAGGGATTACCGTCTTCCCCGATAAAAGGAGGTTTTGCGTTCCACATATTAGCTAACGATACCGTTTTTGCGCCCAATCTTTTGTATATGTTCATAATCTTTGTTAATGCTAGTGTTAACATAAAACGGGAAATTATTCCCGTTTTGACTTAATTGCTTGTTACTAAATGCTGTAAAAGTGATAGCCACCTTTTATAGCCTCTACGCTGAAATGAGCGTTATTGTGTTTGTAAGCATCGTATATCTCTTTCGCCGTCGGCAACTCTAGAGACAAATCAACTAAAGCCGTCACGCTGTAGAGTGTGTCGTGGATGCCACGAGCTAAACCTCCCGCAGGAACCATAACTAGCTCTGAAACATAGATAGTGGTGTAATCTAGAACGTCAGTCATATTATGACCGTGTTTTGTGTGAATAGCCTTTGTTATAAAACTAGCCACGCATAGTTTTAGTTAGTGCGTGCCTGCCTAATACCTGCCTAATCCTGTATGTGTAAATTACAATCAACGATGTCTCTTATGAGCCCACCAATTACTATAGTAATAACGGATACGCCCAGCGACCTCATCGCTGTAGATGGAGGTAATCTATCAGAGGCTGCTAGTGCTATTGGTATACGTGACAAGATAGGTAGCCTTCAGGGAGAACAGCGACTAAGTGCATTAGTGCTTAAAGATGTTCCTCCTGGCCCGCCTGGTCCGCCTCTATTAATTAAAGGTAATCTTAATTCTGCAGGCGATCTGCCTACTAACCCCTCTATAGGACATGGTTACCTAATTCAAGGTATTCTTTACACTTGGTCGGGTATAGAGTGGATTAATGGCGGACAACTACAGGGCCCTATTGGGCTATCCGCTTATCAAGTAGCCCTGAGCAACGGTTTTGTTGGAACTGAACAAGACTGGCTAGAAAGCTTAAAAAAACAATGGAATAGCACTAACTGGTAGAATTTATGACAACTTTTAAAGCATTTCGAGAAACGGCACTCCCTGGAACTCTTCAGCCTTATGCGATATATTTTGTAGCTCCGGCATCAAAGCCGAATTATGTCGAAATTTACGTTTCCGATGCTACTGGCTCTTCTGCCAAAAGAGTTCTCACTGACACTGATATTCAGGCATTAATTAACGCTTCGATTTCTGGTTTAGGCGGGGAAATGCCAGTCGTAGCTGATATAGCAGCAAGAAATGCTTTAGCTTCGACACTCACCAGAGACACTCAGGTTTTAGTGTTAAATGCAACTGGAGATTCCACAGTAACAAGTGGTGCAGCCACTTATTTGTACCGATTTTCTACGACTTCTTGGATTAAATTAAACGAAGCTGAATCAATGGATTTAGTTTTGCAGTGGGCAAATATTCAAGGTCGACCAACTAGCTCGGCTTCTGCTATTGATGCGGCCGTGAGTAATAGCCATACCCATACCAATAAAACTCAGCTTGATAAAATTGGGGAAAATGCTAATGGCTTGTTAACTTATAGCAATTTGCTTCCTACAACAGGCTGGAATAGTGTAGCTTGGTAAGATGAGTGAATTTAGAGCACAAAAAGTAATCAGCAGTTTGCCCGCGTTACAAGCAAATACTCTTTATTTTGTCAGAACGGGTGACGGGTTTGATTTATTTTGTAGTGATCAAACTGGTAGCGTTGCTCACAAACTAAACGATGGAGATGCACGCATTCAGCGAGAACCTTTTTTATTGCGAGGTGCAAACACTGGCAGTGTGGCCATTACTTTGCCTATTTTTTACACGGAGAATATAACGTTACTGAGGATTGTAAACGCTCAAAATACTTTAACAGGATCTAGCGGAAGTGCTGTAGTTAACCTGCTTTTTGGTAGTGGGGCGAGTTTTACTACGATTCCGGGATTAGGCAGCAGAACGATCACGACAAGCCCTACGAATCATTCAGTTAGTGGTAATGGGCAATTAATCACTGCTGCTCAACAGATACGAATCGAATTTGCTTCTTTTACAAGTGGACCCGTTGACGTTGGCTTAACATTTGAATATTCACGAGGATAATTATGTCTAATAGCTTGACCGCTCAAAGTTTATTTTTAAATAGCCCTGATTATTTGGAAAGATACCAAATTGCTTTAACAAATGTAGCTGGGACTTTTAATGAAGTATCAACTAATCAAGCTTTCTTTGATAGCCAGATTAAGCCTAGCTTGATTAATGATCAATCCGTCAAGGTTTATGTTTACAAAAGGATTTTGTCAGAAATGATCGTTTTTAATCCTTATGTTAAGTTAAATGTAGCTAAGTTAGGCATGACCGCCGCTGTGTTCGGAGAAACCCCAAGACTTGCGGTTTCTGTTGATAATGAAGGGAAATTAAATCCGATTGCTGAATCGGCAATTTTACAAGCAGTGACAGAACAATTCAATGACGACAATTTGTTATCTCAATTGTTAAGTCAAGATATCCTTAAAATAACAGCACTTTTTAACTAGCTATGCTAATAATTGATGCCAGTCCTCAGTTATTTAATCCTCTTATAGCCAGTCCTTTGCTGTGGCTAGATGGATTTGATTCAGCTACTTATTCAAATGGAATCTGGGCGGACAAAAGTGGATTTGGCAGAAATTTTTCTGGCGGCTTTGTTAATTTTCGTCCAAGTTTTTTGTCAAACGGAATTAATAGCCGAGGAAGTTTATCTTTTGATGGGGTAAATGATCGTTTGCAAAGGATTCCTGAAGCATGGGCTTATCAATACCCACTCACGATATTTGTCCTCTTTCGGGCTTCAAGTTATGTGCCTTATAGTTCTTTGCTAGATTTTTATGGAGATGTATCCGGTATTACCGCTGGGTATACTTTATTAATCAAAAATAACTTAAGAAGTGCGATTTATTGCACGAGTACGAGTGGACAACCTAATTATGATGGCAGTGGAGCCGTGAGTTATTCTTTGAATGAAACTCACCTTTTTGTAGCCACAATTACTAATAATAGAATCGAATCTTGGGGGAATGGTGCTGCGGACGGACTTTTTTCTTTCACCCAAACATTAAGGACTAATCTAGGAACCAGCCCTCTAATAATAGGAGCTAGTACTCTCTTTACTCGATACAATCCTGTTTTGAAAGCGACAGTATTTATTGTACCTAGTGATTTGAGTGCTACTAGAAGGCAAGTCCTTGAAGGGCATTTCGCCTGGGAAGCGGGAATAGGTTCGCGGCTTCCTACAAATCATCCTTTTAGGACGACTCGACCTTTACCTAGTAATTGGGTGTAATGTATCTAATTTTAAATATCATCCCATCCACTTAATCCAGAAGACATGATATAGCTGGTGACAATCTCAGGGTTAGAGGATTGATAAAAAGGTACTTTCTGCAAATCAAAAACGCGCCTTCTCTACTTTTTCAGAAGCAATTCTGTCTAAGCAAGTAATCTCTGTGAACCAAGAATCCCCGCTCTAAAAAGACGGGGAGTGTCAGTGCATGCTTCTAAACAGCGAGCAGTAGAGTGATATTCTAGAAGCAGATAGAATGCTTGATATAATGAATGCTAATCATACAGCCGCATAGGAAGATTATAGAGTAACTATCTGTTTAATTAATAGCACACAAATTGACTCGTGTGCTATTAATAGTTGTATGCTATTATTAGAATAGTTACTTTAGAATTTAAATATGCCAGTTGCACTACCAGATTTATCTACGGCCATACTTAAGGAGTACCCTAATTGCGCGGGCCCTATACTAGATCAATTAGTTCATTGGGTTGATGAATACGAACTTACCTGGGTACCTGATAGAGACGGTAAAGATGCTTACTTCTTAATGCCTGAAATAGCGCAAAGACTCAAGATGTCGGTTAGCAATGTCAGGAACTTATTTAACCCTATTGTGCGCGCCTGGGCAGATAAACCTGGCCTACCTAAACCGCGTTTGATTAAATTAGATGCTGTAGCTATTAAACTATTTCAAAGAGCACTATATACTTATTACGATGTCAATTACTATAATAATCACTTATGGGTATGTAATTGGACAGCGGCTTATGGGCGCATAGCTCTCTATAATAACATTAGGCTGGGCCCCACTCTCTCTCGCAGTGTAGAGGGAAGTAAGACAATACCTGCACCATCTATACGTAACGTAGGCCCCACTTATAACTCTGAGCTTGAGATACAGATGGATCTAGTATTATTAGCTAGTTATACTACTAACCCCTTCACTAGGGAGTTAACAGTAATCAACACACTAGAGAGTCGGGCCCGCACTCGTCGCTTTGATCTATGCCGTTCTAGTAATGGTAAGACACAGGTCATTGAGATTAAGATTAACCCTATTGGCGTAGAGGACGTAGTATCTACTATAGCTGATAAGGGTTATATAGAACTGGCCACTAACCACTTCGACACGCCAGTTGAGTTCATATTTGTGGGGCCCAGCATTACCCCTCAAGCACAACGTCTATTGCACGAGCCTGTTTCATTTATGACTGTACGACAGTTGCGCGATATGCTATTCCAAGAAGCACTAGATAACACTCCTGCTGAAGGTCATTGGTATATACATAAGTGCAAGGAGATGCTACCCCGCTTATGGAGCTGATTGGCTATTGATATCCCTCCCTCCCTGCTGGCAGGGAGGGAGGGGATTGATTGTATGTAGTTGAGAGTGAGGCGGGCCCCTCGTGATATACTATACTGTGCCGTATACACGCCTCTTATCAACGTAGTAGTTTATCTGTATATGCCGTTGGCACTATTAGTGCCGTAGAGCCATCAGTATATACTAACTTATGCAATCTGATCATAAACCCATCCTCGTGTTCTGTATACTGTAGCTTCAGTGTGTCGAACAGGTATCTCATCAGCTGGGCACTGCGGGCCTCATTATTGGGCCACATCACCATATTAATCTCTACGCTGATGATGTGCTTTGTGAAGCACGCGTACTTCTTAATGTTGATCTGTTCGTCTGGTGATGGATATAAGGCGTAAGAGGTTAATACTTTCATAGCTCTCCTTAGTATTGTAGATTGTATCCCTAATGGGGGGGCCTATATTAATTCTGAATGCAGGATAGCGGGATCGAACCGCTCTAAGCCGTCTTATGAGGACGGTGCCTCCACCTATCGGCCAATCCTGCTTGTGGTGCGACCCTAACTGGGGGGCCGCGTTTATCTAGTATGCCCGTTACTTACCCTTTCTGATTAACCTCTTTGTATTCCTGTCCCACGCCGCTACATAGAAACTATGTAACAGCCTGTTAAGCAAAATTACAAGGAAGATTAATCCACCAATCTGCGAAAGCAATAAAATCACCATCTTCCTCCTGAGTTTAATCCTCTATAAGGTTTACCGTATGCAGGATAGTGGAGTCGGTTACATCATTCTACCTATCCTTATTGTGGCGCGGGCCTCGTTATTATGGCGCGGGCCTCGTTCTATATACTACAACTATTAAGTCTACAGTGTTATAGCCTAGATGTAGAGTAGTGTAACACACTACTACATGTATCGTCGGCGGGCTCTCCAGCAGACATGATTGATACCCATACCAGCGCTATGACGTATATTAACGCGACAAGGCCCCATCTATCGCGGGGCCCTACTTTAGGAATTAGATACATCAGGAATACTATGTACACGGTAAAGACTGCATTTAATGCTAATACTGTTATTGACATGCAATTATCTCCTTAATAATTAAGTGGGGACTCCCTACTACTTACTCTTGTCTATCTCTCTGGCTCGCATTTGATAGCTTAATGTTTATTTAAATATGGTTAAATATGGCGATATTTGCCGTATTTTCATCGCTGTATTAAAAACCACAATTATTATTGTTTGAATTGTTACATACTCTAACTGTATGTTATGGGCATATTTATCTGAGGTGAGAGAAGCTGTGGAATATTTAATTGATAAGTATAACTTATCAATATACAATACTACACTATATACTAAGTGACGCTAGCATAGATTACAATCAATAGTTAATAGGTTTGTCTCAGGGGGTAGAATGGCACTTTGATAGTCATTGATAAACTATTCTTATATAGCGTTGTGGGTTTTGCCCTAACGCTGTATGCAGAATAGCGGAATCGAACCACTTTAAGCCGTCTTATGAGGACGGTGCCTATACCAATCGGCCAATTCTGCTTATTGGGAGACCGTAGCTGTGGTCTCATAGTCTATTATTTAGTAGGTGCTCCTATGGGAGGCCTCGCTTGTGCTAAGGCCCCTAACCCGTAGTAGTGGCCCGCGGGCTTATCACCCCTCATATTGAGCTATTACTTGCTCGAGGGCCATGGATAGTGCGGGCCCGCACTATAACTCTACACGGTAGCTTATCACGCTATTGACCTTGATCTTCTCGTTCTTGAACTAATCACAACTGCGTTAGGCTCGAATTCACCGTATGCTTCTACACTGGTATCTATTACGTAGCTCAGCGCTACGCTCCCACAGTGAAATTAGTCTGGCCCGCGTATAGCAGCTGTGCGTCTTCTACACGATAGTATAAGGCACTGTTACTGTAATCGGCCGGGCCCGCAGCACATAGTCGCTGTAAGTCGTCTACACAGCAGAATAAGTCTGAGTTAATGTGGCGCGCCTTGATATCTACGTTGTTTATGCTCAGGTTAATCAATGACGGTTATTTACTTAGAAGCTCTATTAGATAATCAATGGAACGGATACTATATTCCTTATTCGAGCCCTTGGCCCGCCAGCGGTTACGCGTCGGATAGTAGTAGTAGAAGCGGCCCTTAACGTTAATGAGTAGGGACCCATTACCAACAGAGGACCATTTAATGCCGTGTTTATCTAGGCACTCCTTAGCGTGATCAAACTCAGGGAAGTTTTCATTATTCATGGGCTCATCCATTTTAATTAATAGGGTATTGACAGGGTGGGGGCCCTGTGCTATAATACACGCATGTGTAACATCTGCAGACGTAAGGCGAAGCTTTATACTGCGTACGCCGTGCCCCTAACTCACGAGAGCACGAAGGGAATGAGGCCAGGACTGCCTCACTACCACCTGGGTACCCGACACCCACCTACCATCGATAAGGTGATGATGGCAGGTAAGTCAAACGGCATACCGATAGGTATGTGGCCCCACACGGGGCGGAGGGGATGACCCCTTGCAGGCGGGAGGGGGCAGCGCACGCAGGTAATGAGAGCCACGGAGCAGCGACCGACTGGGGGGAGGGACTCCCGTAAGGGAGTTAGGCCTATCCTCTCCTCAGGATGACATATAAACCGCCCTTGGCGATTCCCCCAATTGGGTGAAGTTGTTTATTAGACGCTGTAACCAATAAATTATTGGCCTCCCCGATAACGCGGGGGGGCCCGCCACAGGCCCACAACAGCTAACTTAATCCCTACTAGGGATTGAAACTCCAGGATGGGCCCTACTAATTAACTAACGGCCCCCTCTGATTAGCTGTTGTGGGCCTGTGGCGGGCCGTTAGTTAATTAAGTGTATTTGGAGAGGAACTTTACTAGGTGGTCGATAGAGTGTGAATTATATTCTTTATTGCTTCCTCTGGCCCGCCACCTCTTACGGGCTGGGTAGTAATAGGAGCGCCCCCTCACTGTAATTGATAGGCGCCCAGGTGTATCTAATCGCTCCTTAGCGTAATCTAGCTCATTACTCTCATTATTCATCAGCTGTTCCATTATATTGGCATATATATACTATTATTTGGCCGCCTAGACTATCGTATGGCACTATTGTGTCCATTATTCTCATTGGGGCCCGCGGATAGTCCCTGTTCTATACCTGCTCTGCCCCTCACCCTTATGGGAGTGGTTATAAGGAGGGGGGCCACCACGGAAGGGTTGGCGGTAATACCTACACGATCAACATAGTTCAGTCGTCCTGTCCTTGTCTTCCTTATATTGATAGTCCACGAGGAGGGAGGGCCGCTCTATAATCAGGCGGGCCCCCCTCTACCGCAGGGCCCACTGTGTTATAACATCGCGGGCCCCATATGCATTAGTATATGACAGTAGTTGAGCTGAGCTACACCGGTTCCTTATACCGTAGCAGGGCCCACCATCGTGACAGTATGGCCTCAATACTGAGCTACACCGGCCGCGTACCGTTATACCGCGGGCCTTATGTTAGTTGACTGTATCCTCAATGTTGGGGTTGACACCACTGCAGCGGCGTGGTATAATGGATGTATTGGATTATAGAGGTGCGGCTGCTAGACTATTTAGGCCCATCTTGCTAGCATATCCACAAAATTAGTCTTAATAATCACCCCCCCTTCACAGAGATGCGGCCGGTGCCCAGATAGCACCACTTATGGCCATCGAGGGTTGTACTAGGTAACGGTAATTACCTCCTAGAGCCCGGGCCTTCCTCGTTAATTAGTACATCGGCATTATTGCCACGACGATAATTTTGATGTATAATGTATATATGCTAGTGCTCACTGAATATCTGGCCAGTGAGCATGATCTAGACCTACTGAATATCTGGCCAGTAGGTTGAACCTATCCCTAGATTGCGACCCCGGCCTCCGATGGAGGGGGGGACCCGCGATCAACGGATAATCAAATGCCCTATAGATGGCGTCCCGGCCTCCGATGGAGGGGGGATATGCATCTGTAGGGCATTTTCATTTACTTATCCCTGGGGCCCCCCTTCCCCCTTCCCCGGCCTCCGATGGAGGGGGGGATCGAGGAGGGGCCGGCCGCAGGGATAAGTAAATGCCGGGAGCCTATCTCGTGGGGGCTGCCCGGCATAATTACACATAGAAACCTCTCTATTATAGCACATGGAGGCACATGGAAACAAAATCAAGTAGCGGATTCGAACCTCGCCCATCTTACCACGCCATGCATATTATGCTAGGTGGGGCCCGCCGCTATCTCGCGGCTGCCACTATTCACACCAATGCCAGTGGCTACCAGTACGTCCTCGCTAAGGAGAATAAGCGGCTATTCGATTACCTCGAGCACTGTCGCTTCTTCGCGTTCCACTGCACTAACCTCCGTAAGGAGCTGGTATATGTTCACCAGATAGTCCTCTACATTGATAGGCGGCCCGCCGCTGGTTGGAGACGAGAACGCCGTGGTGAGGTCTGCCGCGCGGGCCTCATGGAAGTACATCACCTCGATGGTGATACCTCTAACAACGACTATGGTAATCTCTGGTACGTGAGCCCCATCGAGAATAAGCTTCTGGCCCACGCTACTCAGAATCCTGAGGTTATCGCTGACCCCGCTCAGTGGGTAGTGCACTACGGTACCGATAGCGGTGATATACGCCCCCTCGCTCAGTTCACCCACCTGCTCGAGCGCACACTACAGCGCACTATGACGCGATTGGGCCTCGATTGGGCTCAGGAGAGGGTGCAGCGCTGGTGGCGGGGCCTACCTACTGATGCAGCTCGTCATCTCTTGGCCGGCCTTAGATCTACTATCGACCCCCTACTTGATATCTTCCGGAGGGAGCAGGCCGCCTGCGCGTGATGCTGTTGCACGCACCTATCTTGAAGCTGTTCTCTCAATTACGACGGGCCCCTCCTCGAATAGGTCATCACATAGCCGCTGACAATCATAGATCACGTACTGACTGACGGCAAACGCGCTGTCTGCCACCATCATGTAACCCCCCTCTCCATCTGGCCTGATTATACCGCTCCTCTCTAGCTCCTCTGCCTCCTCTATAGTAATGGGGGCCAGGTATCTACCGTCTGTGGCTCGTATTGTATATTTAGTTTGCATATGATTTATTTAGTCTTGTACTGCTGGCCCGCGCTGCTCTCTCTGTAGCAGCCTTCATTATCTTATCGTCTAACTCTCTGTAAAACTCTATGTCCCCTAGGGCCATGAAACAGCTCATCGCTTCTACTAAGTCGGGCCTCTCTCGGAAGTATTCTACTTCCCCTCCTCCCTCTAGATACCTCCTCAGTAATCTCGCTATCTGTATACCTTCATCATTGGCCTCTGTCCATAGGCTCTTGAACGCTGTCGTACATATATTAATATCGTGCCCCATCTCTCGGGCCTTCGTTAATGTGTATCTCTCTAGTAAGGCGTATCGCATTAGAATGGGGAGATGGGCCGGGCCATACTCCTCTAACCATTCTGCTATTACCTCTAGTGCTGTGTTTAGTTTACTCAATGTATTACACGCCCTCTGCTATGGGCGGGGTTGACCCGCTAGTAGCCGCGGGCCAAGTAATTTATAGCTAGGCTACTCTAGTTCTCTATTAGTACTGGAGAGTTACATGGTTGAAACAGTCGGGAGCACTTGCTTCATACGCTGCTCCACTTGCTCCCTTAGTTCCTGCCTTCTTATTGAAGAGCCTATTTATCTCTTCCTCATTCACAAGGGTGTCATCACTACTCCAGGCCTCATAATAAACGGAGTCAATGTCGTCCTCCATGATTATGATATTACCCTCAGCCGTGGGTTTTTTGGTTTTACATTCAATCACCATTACAATGAATGGGCTATTATTCCCATACATCTTGTAGCCATCGGCTATGTCCTTGGCTATATAATTGCTATGCGGGAACACTAGGTTGACAGTTAGCCCAGTGGCCCGTTCACTGACGTCGATAGAACGGCCGTTTGCTAACTTCAAATGATAGTCTTGCGCTTCAACGCAAGTTCCAGTTAACACGGCATTGCCGCTGCGGCTAGTCGTAAATGTAACTTGTTTGGTTTCATTCGAACGGGTTAATTTGATTCTTAGTTTCATTCTTGGTTTCATGGCAGTCCTACTTAATTATTTGATGGGGTAACCCTCTACTAGGTAGAGGGTCCTTGCGACCATTCTTCCCCGCGGCAGGCCGTGTAATTTATACTCTAGCTCTCTATTAGAGTCTCTCTTGGAGAGTTACCTTACGGCTGAACCAGTTGGGAGCACCTGAAGTAGGAGCACTTGCTTCACGCGCTGCTCCACTTGCCCCCTTAGTTTCTGCCTCCTTATTGAAGAGCATATCTAGCTCGCGCTCATTCACGAAAGTATCGTCATTCCATGCTTCATAGTCAATTGACGCAATGTCGTCCCCCATGATGATTATATTGCCCCCGGCTGCGGGCTTCTTAGTTTTACAATCAATCACCATTGTGATGAATGGACTGCCATTCCCATGGATACGGTAACCATCAGCTATGTGATTGGCTATAGTATCAGTATCTTGTGGTCTGAATACTAGATTAACAGTCAGCCCAATGGCCCGCTCACTGACATCAACGAGGCTACCATCTGACAGGTTCAACTGATAATTACTAGCGTCTACCACGGTGCCGGTTAGCACCGTGTTGCCATTCTTAGGGCTAGTAGTAAGTGTTACTTGCCGGGTTGCGTTGCTGCGCGTCAATTTGATCTTGAGTTTCATAATATACCTCGGTTAGTTGGTTAATTGATTGGGGTCTCTTAGTAGTGCGGCCACTCTTCTATGCGACGGGCTCCGTGATACGGCCAGACTTGACGACTCGTCCCCCCTGCGGGGGCCTTCCTCATCTGCGGTCGTGCCTCGCGCACTCTGACCACCAGCTCTCGATGGCGTGGTTTAATTTCCAGGCTATACAGATCGATTGGATAATCAGACATTCCCTACCCCCCAGTAAATTGAGTTACCTACTCGACTCTCTACACCATTAGGTGATAGTATGATACGCGCATTGCTCCGCTTGGAGCTCGATAGATAGAGCGCGCGGGCCAGGAATGCTACGATTACTAGTACCGCTACACTATGTGTGATGACCAGCACGGCCACCATGAACATGAACAGTGATAGATACGCTACGTGACGCGCATCTAATTCTATAGGCTCCATATAGCTCTCCCATGGTGTGGTTAATGGATGGGTACACCCAGTGCCGCCGATTAGGCCGCAGTCGATGCCCCTAGTGCCCCACTGGGGCATCGACAATGGGATACTAGGAGCCCCATTGGCTTATATAACTGACGACTATTAGTATGGGGAAGGGTAGCATCTTATCTATCCCTGATATCTCCCCTACCATATACATCAGTCCTAGACATACGGCCCCCGGTAGGAATAGAATACTAACGTGAGCCGATGCCATCAACACGACCAGCGCGGCCGCCGTTACACCTAGATTGATAAGGCGAGTGGGGCCGGCGTGTAACCAACGTTGCCACATGGGGCTCCTTATCATCCAGATGGTCAGCCAATAGGCTGATAAGAATAGGGGCGTCAGTAACACTACTGCGCCGACGAAGGCGGGCCAATGGAATTGGTTTACATCCGTTAGGGCCAGGTAGGAGCTCATGGCATCTCGCCCGCTACTATTACCTAACATGACTAGTCCCAATGATATGCCCCGCACAACGGCCTCGAGATAAGATTCAGTCTTACCATCGGGGGCGGCTGCGGCTACAGGTAACCCAATAGCGAGGAATGGTCCTAGCGACATAGCGATGCTCAGTGCATTGCTGGTCTCACAGTCCCCAGTCTTACGTCTAGCGGGGCATATTAGGCTGGCCATAACGTAGCCCCCCATACCCAGGATGGTAGTAGCGTGGGGCTGACTATGCAGGAACCATAGGAAGATAGCCGTGATAACGGCTAGACCTACCATCTCGGCGCGGCTCCAGCACTGCACTAATATGAAGATGGCCATCATTAATGGCGTTATCCACATATGAGATACACCGAGGTATTGGTCCATAACTATTATGCCTAGACTGGCTACTATGCCCCCAATTAGGCTGGTGATTCGTATTAGCAGCGAGGCCGATGCGTCATATCCGCTAGTGGCGGTAACTACTCGCATACCAGTGAAGGCCGGGTTACTCATGCGGGCCTCACTGGTGATAGTGCCAACTATCACTATAGCTAATACGCCCATCGCGTTATCACCGCTTATCAGCGGCATAAGGGCCATTAGCAGTATCTCGATACTAAGATATGGTATCAGAGATACTATGAGGGCCATCAACGCTAATACGATTGTCATGTGACTTACCCATTTAAGGTAATGATGGTAACGTTAATTAACGTGCCGTTACTAACGTTACCCGTTACTTGTATAAACCTACCGCTGCGTACTCCCCTAGCCAGGATAAGTATACTGCACCTGCTAGTGCCCGCACCCTCGTATAGGAGGACGTAGGCATGGTTGGGTAGGAGAGGGTTAGAGTATGTAGTGCTCTTAGCCCAGGCCTTCTCAATTGTCACGTAGGAGCCATTATGGCGCCTTATATCGCATAGGCCCACTGGTATGGGCGGGGGCCTATTCCCTAGTATAAGGGCGAGCACTGTATCTAGCACGTTTTATGGCCTCATTGAACTCGGTCTCGTCAACGAAGGTCATAGTATGAACTATGCCCTCGTCCCATTCGATGATGGCATATACGACACCGCCGTGTTGTAACGCATGATTGATGGCCCGCACGTCGAGCGCATCTATTTTTAGACTTAGGTTAGTTATAGCATAGTAACCAGAACCAGGCTCGGTCTCCCGTAAGGGCTCCTCTATTCTGAGGAACCGCTTCTTGAGCCTAGGGCTACTCACACTATCGTAGTCTAGATAAGTACGGTTATAAGTGCCCTTTAACTCACCATTCTCTATATCACCTTGTATAGTTAACCACTCGCCTATCTCAGGCGGGGGCCCATCTAAGGGCACATATACATAACAGCCTCTCTTATTAGAGGCAAGCAAGGGATCGGTGAATGCGACCACCCGAACTCTATCTACTACCTTGTCACTATTAGCACTACATACGGAAGGCCTTGCCTTCGATAGGTTAGATGCTACGTCAGCGAATGCAGCTACGCCGACCAGTGCCATTGCACATAGCATTAAGGCACTTAAGGGTTTTCTTTCCATCGGAAGCACTCTTTGACAGAATAGACTTCTTTATCCCGTACCCAAGACGGTACCTTCTCCAATTCGGACTGGACTACTGGGGTCCACCAGTAGTAGTGCCCGTCACTGAATTGACCCATACATGGGTCTTGATCTTTACGACGGGAGCAGGATAAGCAGAGGCTCATTTTTTACTCCTGATAGGTTTTACTAACCGATTACTTCTCTAAGCGTTTAAAAACATCAATCTCTTCTTTGATGCTTTCCTCTGTCTGCCGCTCAAGGGCCTTTATTCCTTGATTTAAGGAATCCGAAATAGTCTTACAGGCCTTGTCGTATCTTTTAACACAAATCCAGCGGCCATAATAACAGCTTTCAGAGTCTGTTATGTATCTAACCACAAACTGTAACCACTGGTATTTTTGGTAGCTGACTTCTGCGTAGAAGGCATATGAAAAATTAGAGAAATCACATTCTTCTTCAGAGGCATTAAATACCTTTAAAACGTGACTCTGAAACTCTTCAAATGACAGCAGTTGTTTCTCTGCTGATACGCTATTCTGAAACTCTTCATATGACAACATGACAACATAGCCTCTATTATCTGATTGCTGATAACCAATCTAGAGCTTTTGTAAAAACAGGTACCCTACAGTCCCAGGGTTAGATTTATCCCGGACTAACCCTCCAGGGGTAAGGCAGTCCACGCGACCTATCTTAGCGGCCGCGGCGGCCACCAACCCTAACACGATGTAATAAACCCCTTCCTGGGGTTCGGGTAGTCCCTCGATCTCTCCGTAAACAATGGACTCGATGGCAATACCATCGATTTCCCCCGTGACTATTGAAACTCGTGGGAGAATCCCCGACGGAGGGATCTCTTTGAGAATTTCAACAGTTTCAGCGAGAAACTGGTTCTTGGAGTCTTGCTCGACCCCCTGTCTAGAGACGAGGGTGATTACATCAGGCGTGGCGTTAACGACCATTCTTTTGACTCCTAAATAATTGTTAGCTGATAACTGATAACTAATTACTTTTCTATTTTTTAAAAACAGCAATTTCTGTTTTTTGCGAAACAATTTCTATTGCTTCTACTAAAGAATCCGAACCTTTGTCTTTTTCTTTTACGACACTCCAACGGCCATAACTGCAAGCGTCAGGGTCTATTGAGTATTTGACTGTAAAAAATAACCACTGGCAGCCAGTGTAATTAATTAATGCCAAGAAATGATAAGAAGAAGAGCAAAACTTACACTCCTCTTTAGAGGCATTAAATATCTCTAAAACGTGACTCTGAAACTCTTCAAATGACAGCAATTCTTTTTTTGAGGTACCCTGAAACTCTTCAAATGACAGCATAACACCTCTAAGATTAAATCTTGACATCTGATAGCTGATAACTAACTTAAGACTTTTGTAAAAACAGGCACCCTAAAACAGTCCCAGGGTTAGATTTATCCTGGACTAATGCCCCGGGGGGCTAAACAGTCCACGCGACCTATCTTAGCGGCCGCGGCGGCCACCAACCCGGATACGATGTAATAAACTCCTTCCTGGGGTTCGGGTAGTCCCTCGATCT